TAATCGACGAGACTTACTGTGGTGACAACGACCAGTGGTATTTCCCCGCCCGTGCAGACCGCCATACCGTTATTCATGTCGGCGATCGTATCTGTCAGTTTCGCATTGAGAAGCACCAGCCCCAGCTGTTTTTCGAGTCAGTCGATACGCTGGGCAACGCTGATCGAGGCGGTATCGGATCTACTGGGAAGCGGTAAGCAATGTCTGAGTATATTAACCGAGGAACTGCGTTTGATGCTGTAACCGATCTTGCAGGGAAAGCCTCGACGCGTTCGGCTTATGAAGCCGTATGGAAATCAGCGAGAGCGTTGAAGAAAATTCCCGCCGCCGACGTGGCCCCGGTGGTGCATGGGCGGTGGGAAAACGGTAATCCAATTTGCCCTGTATGTGGCGAGGATAAGTTTAAAGATTTAGACGCAGATATTTGGTGCGATTGGCAACCAGACTTCTGCCCTAACTGCGGGGCAAAGATGGACGGAGGTGCTGATAATGGATGAGCTGAAATCATGCCCGTTCTGTGGAGGAAAAATTGAAGAACGCGGTGGGCAATGCAATTACGGAAAGAAAACTATGACGCTGGATTTGAAGTGCAAGCAATGCGAGACGATTTTCAAATTCAAAAGCAAGTGGAATGAGAATCCATATCAAGAGGCGGTTGCAGCATTTAACCGGCGTACAAACGTGAATGAAACACCGATTTCACCCACATCTAAATGGTGTGACAATCAGTCCGTAGACGAGCTGGGCAAAGTAATCTGCTTGGCCCATCTCGCCGAGGCCAGAGTTCCAGACTGTCCATACAAAAGTAAGGAGGAGCGAGCGAGTGCCAAATATCCTTGCTCCGACTATGAAGAGGTGAGAACATGAAAGGTCTATTCCGAAAACGCGGCGGCGGTAAAACGACCGCATTAGTTTACACATCGGCGATAACCGGATATCCGATTGTCGTACCAACTACCATCAACAAGCGTTACGTAAAAGACGTGGCACGGCGGGCAGGTGTATCTATCCCTGAACCGATTGTTATGTCTGAGGATACCAGAGGCCGTCGAATTGGTGGTGTACTCATTGACAACGCCGAAGAAATTATCCGGGCGTATGCTGCAGAGCATTTCAATGCCCCGGTCATAGCCTATACCATAACGGTAGACGGGGATGGTGATAGCGCATGAGCCTCCTCCCTAATACGGTCATCAATGGCAACTGCTTGGAAGTCATGCAGGAAATTGATGATGCGAGCATTGACATGATCCTTTGTGATTTGCCTTATGGGGCGACTCAGAACTCATGGGACTCGGTTATCCCGCCTGCTCCGCTCTGGGAGCAGTATGAGCGGATTATCAAACCGAATGGTGCGATCCTACTATTCGGCCAGGATAAATTTACCGCTACCATGATGCTCTCTAACCCTAAGCTGCACCGCTACAATATCATCTGGGACAAGGTGCTAAAGAGCGGATTTCTCAACGCCAAGAAAATGCCGCTTAGAGGGCACGAGGATATCATGGTGTTCTACAAATCTCCGCCGCCATATCATCCGCAAATGACAGTTGGCGAGAAAAACCACACCAAGGGCAAGGCCGTAGGGAAACAGGCGGAAGACGTCCATTCTAACCGGAGCTATGGCAACTATACATTGGTAGAGTCGCCAGACGGTAACATGAAGTACCCAGCGTCAATTTGGCGCTTCCCTAAACCCCACCCGTCCGTAGCGCTCCACGCCACTGAAAAACCTGTTGATCTGTTACGCTACGCAATCCGTACTTACACTGACAGGAATGCAATCGTCCTGGATAACTGTTGCGGCACCGGATCTACTCTCATTGCTGCCAAGCTGGAAGGACGCAGATACATTGGGATTGACAATGGCGTGTGTGATAAAAAGAAAAGCCCTTACTATGGAATGCCTTGGGCGCAAGTAGCTCAAATCAGATTGGAGGCGATCGACC